GGAAGAACCACGACATGATCAACAGGTCGCAAGGTCGAGGGCTTGTCGGCCATAACAGCTAGCAGTGGGGCCAGCTTCTCAACAGCCGAAGCTCCAGCCCCCACAATGGAGAACAGAGTATCAGCGAAGGAATGGACGTCCGAAACAACGGTGCCGCTTGAGGACTTGGTTCTAGCTTCTTTCTGGCCCATGTTCCGGCCAGATTGGGCAGCCAGATCATCAGCCTTAGGAAAGGTGACTTCAGGGTCTACAAAGCTCGCGTAAACGGTCACGACAGCTGGATCTACGGCGCTACCAAGCATGGACAGAGGAACTGCCACAGTCAGGCGAAACGTCATAAGATGAATCGCCGCAGAAGGGACAACCCATTGAGTGTTGGCACACCAAGGAATCAGGTAGTCAACAGCTGATTCAGTTGTGGCGTCTATGAGGACAGGACGACAGTTCATGAATTGCCAAGTACCCGTACCAGTCTGGTTGTGGAAAGCATGGCTGTTGTTAACTGTGGATGAAGCAACCAAGGTCCCATAGTGAAAGATGGTCGAATTCACTCGGACTGTGACCTTAATGGCTTTGGCCCTAAAGTAGGTGAAGAAGTTGAGCTTCTCAGCTATCTGGGGAATTCCAAAAAGGCTTTGGGCCACGTCCAAATTGGTAAGGATCGTAGTCCCCGACGGTGAGGTGTTCCAGTAGTATGTACCCAACTGGTATGACCTCGAAAGGACTTTGAATAATTCCTGGTCGGGGAGCGTGCTAGAACCACGCCACACATCGTCAGAAGACACAGGCTCCGCACCGGTCAATAAATGGTCGGTGGCATCAGCATAGGTGGTCAGCTGAGTGCCTGAAGTCTCTTCAATATTGACTTCCCGAAGAGTTGAAGAGGAAGAGTCCTTTTGAGAAAGGACCAAAACTGAATTGGTGTTGGAATTGGTAGTCATGATGAAGACTTCGGGATTAGCCCCCTTTTCACGGCTCTTGAACATGTGGCGAGAATGCGCCCCGAAGACTTGACTGCAGCGGCTCCACCGCTCAGCAGTCACAGGCGCGACCTGGTCCACGAAAGCTCCACACCCAGATCCGAGTGAGACTTTCTTGTGCCACAAGCATGGATGTTCGACCCCGAAGGGAATTCGGAATTCATGGGAATCCGGGTCCCGTTATGCTGGCCTAATACTTGGACAAGTAATCGGCCAGCAAACCATCATAAGTGAGTTCAACTGGCGACATTCCTTCAAGGCTTAGTCGCTTGTTGACTGTAGCAGACCATGACTCGAATGCGTCACGGCCATGGTACAACATCTCCCTGAGAGAAGATTCACAGTTCTGCCTGAACAGGACAGAACTGTCTACTTGATCAGTAGGGCGAATCCAGAGAGCTATCTCCTTTATTGTGTCTTCATCTAGTCTTCCAACAAACACATCAAAACAATCGTCAAGACGGGCTATGGTCCTGGATATGAACTGAGCACCAACTAAGGGCACATCGCGCTCGGCTATGGGCGTCTTCGACGGGTTGGTGCAGGTAATTCCCAGGTTCTTCTTCATCCACACAGCGTAAGTGATCTTGTTGAGCTCAGGGACAGATGGATGAACTGTGGCCAAAAAGTCATCTCCATAATACGCTGCCCGCACATAGGAATCGAAATCACTTCTGCCAGTAATGTGCAAGGCCGCGACTTTATTGAGCAGTCTGTTGACC